ATTCAAAGGATGAATGTCCCACATATAGGTACCATAATTGACCGATCCAACAACATCAGTAACCATCTCGCGATGGGTGATGATGACGGAACCGTCTTTCTGGAACTCAAATTGTGGAACATCGGAAGATGATTTGGCAAATACATTGTTTTCAACTTTATATTCACCTAAACCAGTCACTTTTGATATCCAGGATCCTGCATCCTTGCCAAGGTCTTTTAAACCGACTAGGTTTCCTAACGTACCACCGATACTTGATAATATCTTGTTACCAGTGGATTGAGGAGCTTTATGTTGTTTTACAGTTTTACTCTGGGAAGCTTTTTGGCGCTTGCCTTTGCCTTGAATAGAATTCATGGGGTCCTCCTCGTCTTTGCAGGATTAAGAAGCCTGCGGAGCGACTATGCTCGCTATGGAACTGTTCTCGAATCGTTCGTTCTCGACACTAGGTCTACGATTCATAACAAGAACAGCTGATCGTTGTAGTCTGTTGGCGTTCACAATACTTATTGCTTAGCTCTCTGCCTTATAAGAGATTTGATCAGTTAGTCCATAGGACCCAAATTTACTATCACCTGACGGTGTTGTTGCCTAAAGTGAGGCTTCGTTACGCTCGGATTATACCATAGCGTGGCGGGGTTGCCCCCTAGTCGCAGTTGTCTTCTTGGTGCTGAAAAACAGCATCATAGAAATCATCTGCAACTTCTGACGAATGAATTGTATTCACGTCATCACATCCTATCCCTCCTACTCTGTATTCTGTAAAGAGTCTATCGCGAAATTCTGTATTAGATACAGTCATTTTTGCGCCTCTGAACCTTCGAATACCTTGAAACATAAATTTTAAACGTTCAAGCTCATGAGAGTCGGTTGGATTAACACACCAGTTTGGTGGGTGGTACGGCGATGCCTTCTCATGCAAATGCATGGGACGAGGACACCACGAATCAAGTAGGACATATTGATTGTTGTCTGGGATATCTTTAAAATTCATATCCTCTCTATCGAGATCCACCTGAAAGCCAATTGGCTTACAAGGTCGTTTGTAATAGGGGGTTGTCCAAGCATCAAGAAGCTTCTTAGCAATCTTGCGTTGGCAACCATTAACAATAGTGTAAGGTTCTAATGTTTTCAAGGCACCGGATTTTGCCGCATTTTTAAAAGACTTTCCTGTGAGATAGGTCATGTTAGGTACTTTCATACCCAAACCACCAAGTTCACGAGGAAGGAAATAGTTTAATGCTGCACCATCTGGTGTAAGAGAACATTGTTGAAGTTTTAGAGCATTGTAATGAAGGAAACGATCGTTAGCACGTACCTTATTATATGCCCCTAAAATAGCGTCTGCATGAATGCAATGAACTGGTTTGGCTTTATCACCAGATCGCGCTACTTTACTTCGGCCCATCAACATTCCTACGTTGTAGAAAGGAATAGACTTCACCTTATTGTTATGGACAGAGAACATTTCACTGTTCACTGTACAGTACTTGCTGTGAAAGAAATTCTTACCAGGACTAGGAGTTAAACCTGCCTTTGGTACAAACTCTAACCATCTGTTATACTTCTCTTGTGTCGTTCGAAATAGTATATCGTCGCCATTGATTTTGACGTTAAGATCTTTTAACTTCTTTACATCAGGTTCAACTGCGATCCAATATATTGCTAAATTAATTGCACATAATACTGGAAACGAGAGAACAGAACCCATTAATTGGCCGTTCTGTTGCATAACAGGTGGAAGAGGATCTTCATCCACTAACACTTTAGGATAGTGTATCTCATGTTCATAGAGAACATCTTGTAAGATACCCACATATCGTGGATCCACACTTGGACATTGGAACCTAAGGTACGCCAAACATAGTTCAAGAAAGAGTTTTGTAAGCTCTATTTTGACATTGTCTGTCGCTGCCGAGAAGTCCCCCGATGCAAAAATGCCATCAGGCGATCTACTAACAAGATCTTCGATATCTGTGATATCAAGAGGTCTGCCAATAAGATCAAACTGAAACATTTTTCGCATATGAGTGTGGAGGTCGATTTGAAATCCTTTAGAGATTGCATATGGTAGTGATTTACCTTTAGTGATATTGCGAACTTTTAAAGGTTCACATATCGGGTATACCATAGCTTTTGCATCTCCAATGGGACATTCATCAACCATATCAGAAAGTAGCATGGTCGCAAAACCACGTCTCTCTGATACTCCAGATCTTGGGTGAAAAGACATCTTCAGTAATTCATCATTTGATGTGTATCCCAAGGATACAAACTCTGTAAGAAGATGTAATTTTCCACCACCACCCTTAGTGCCATTTTCCCAACACGCACTGCTAGAGTACTCATGTACTCTACCGAGTTGTTCGAATTTTAGACCTTTAATAATCTGACAAAATTTGTCAGCTATTTGTCCCTTCAATTCTACATCAACTCCCCCCGAAACTTTCGACATAGCTGCTCTATGTTTATGCAGACTCTTTAGTATGAAAGTTTCATCCACCACATCGGCACAGCGCTTCGCTTGTGCAAATGACCAAAACAGATGTTGCTGTTTATCTGATAACGAAACGAGTCGATTTCTAAGAAATCGTCGCACGGAACCAGTAAACAGCAGCGGCTGTGGGACGTCTTGAAGCGGTCCAATTTGACTACCTTGATACATCGTATAATAACTCGATGGCGCAATAGGTAGGACCTGCTTCAAACTCCTTGCATGCATCCACTCTAAAGAATACTTCAACAAATCAATATACTGTTGATAATCCTTTGGAATGGTGATAAGTGTATGCACACACGATACCACTGACTCATAATCCATCTTCTCTAAGAATGATGGATCATGATCAATTAATATTTCTAATAACCCGATAGAAACATTAATGGCCGAACTTAGCCATGGTACCGATGATAGATCAACATTAAAATATGTTCGTTGATCCCGGGTCGTAACATCGTGAATATAACGCTTAAGAAGAGGACTCCCCAGAAATTTCTGGAAAACCCTCCTCTCTGAACGATTAGTGTGAGAAGCAACCGCTTCTTCACACCCGTTCAAAGCACATTCACCCTCGAACTTTCGAGGCAGAGCTGTTACAAACAAATACAAACAATTCAGAAGAATTGTTGCGTCTCCTACTGGGAGACAGTTGCTATTGTGAGTAATCAT